GTATGCAGATGGATATTCCAAAGGAGGTAAAGATGATTGACGATTTGTTTCAAACACTAGGCGAGGTGCTTAGCCGGACAGGAGTGACCGAACCCGTAGACAGGAGGAAGCTTCGGGTTGAGAAGTACGACGACGTACTGTACGCAGACGGTCTGGACTACGCTCTCATAGGACATACGATGACTGGCAGCGGGGTACCTCGTGGTCAGGTCATAGCTGTTTATGATTACTGGCGTTGTGTCGAGTGGTTTGCACACACAGGACCTATGACTCGTGTAGCAGCAGTAGAGTACGTAGACTTCAACGTGACCGGGGCCTTCGTCGGACCACAGACACCCATCTTCGTAGAAACTTTCGACGCTGATTGGGAGGAAGAATAATGCCTCGTAAAGAGAAGACATGTCCTGCCTGCATAAACAAAGGCTACCTGTCGATGCTCGGTACGGTGGGAGTACGGCGGCAACTTATCCCATGTGACTGCAAACATGGACGACAGTTCGAGAAGCTCATGCGAGAAGAATCACCACCAACCAAGGCCGAGCCCAGCCCAGTAGACGCCGAGGCTTCCACTAATAACAACGTAGCTAAGGAGGTATAGCCACACAAAGATAACCGCAGTTCGCTTAGGGCTCATGCGTAGCCACGTAACACATCAAGGAGAGACAATCATGAAGACCATCATCCACGTTAATCAACATGTCATCAAGGCCAACCGAAAGAACGGAACCAACGCGCCGTGCTTGACTGTTAAGACGTACAAAGAAAATCGTTACGGACACGAAGCTGTCGTCCGAGACAAGGACGGTAACGAAGTTGCAAGGGTAGTTTACAGACCGCACAAACCCCTAAGCTGTGGGGCTCACTGTTGGATCGAGACACAACTTGACGTCGATGTTGAGGTCGACAGTGCCGAAGATGGGTTAAGCTATCCGCATGAAGTTCAGTGTCGAGTTGGATCACGAGCCTGATTTTGAAGAGCGCATCATGTACATGGCGCTCTCTGATTTGTTCGAGCTAGACTTAGAGTTCTCCGGTGTGGAGGTAGCTTTACTGGGAGATAAACGAAACATCTTCTGTTGGCTCGCCTTCCACCTTTTACCAATGGATGTTATCGAGGCATAAAATGGAGCAGGGTTTTCCTTGGGAAGACCCACGCATCTGTAAGAGAGTGAAGCCCTGGGTGTTAGAAGGGTTTCTTACTCCTTACCAGAGAGATGCGTGGGCATGGTTGTATGAAAGAGGTAACGACGGGTCTAACCTATGGTGGGCCTGTGGTTCTGGTAAGACACTAGCGGCACTACTCTTCTTAGTTAGTGGCGCAGAGCGAGAGCGGAAGATCATCGTGACGCGCTCTCCTACTAAACGTCAGTGGCAGAGAGAGGCATCACAGTACACCGATATGAAGCTGACTATCTTGGAGGGTAAGACTCCGACTCGTATCATGCCGAATGTCGAGACAGTAGTTTTGTCCTGGGCGACCTTAGCTGATTGGCTCGGCGAGTTAAAGCGTTGGGTTGGTAGGCGTAAGGCAGCGATTGTCTGGGACGAGATTCACAAGGGCAAGGCATGGAGACGGAAGGAGAAGTACGTCAACAGTCAGGGTCAAGTCGCTTGGAGGTATCGTAACAATAGAGCGGCAGCAGCGGCACAGCTAGCACGGGCCACTCACCGCAGACTAGGACTTACGGCAACTCCTATCCGGGATAGACGGAACGATCTCTGGGCACAGCTAGATATTATACAGCCCGAGAAGTGGGGTACTAACTGGGATTTCGTCCATGAGTTCTGTGACGCTAGGCCCGGTGAGTACGGTGGTCTGGACACAAAGGGTACCAGCAATACTAAAAGGCTGAAGAGTCTCATACGTGGAGTTTCGAACGTGGTGAGCTATGGTGAGATGTCCAAGCACCTACCTCCTAAGCGTCGGCAGCTTGTTTATTTACCTGCATCGGACCAGACCCGACCTGCTTCCTTCAAGAAGGAGATGAAAGCAGCAGCAGCCCGAGGTAAGCAGGCTCTCTTCGAGACTCATCTTATGGTAGCCTCATCGAGTAAGCGTACTTGGATAGCAGAAACTGTCCGGGATGCTGTTGAGGCCGGACAGAAAGTGACCGTCTTTACGGGTCGTCGTCAGGACTGTGAGGCTCTGGCTAAGCTCATCAAGACTAAGGTTAAATCCTGTGGTGCTCCTGTCTGGTCAGGTCACGGCGGTGATTCTCTAGCTTCGAGGGAGGCTATGGTCCAGGAGTATGCCGAGTGGAGTGACGGAGGTTGTGCTTTTGTAGGTACTACTGACGCATTTGGTGAGGCTATTGATGGACTTCAGCACACCGACCTAGCCATCTTTGGGCTGTTGCCTTGGACACCGGGTGCAGTTACTCAAGCCGAGGGAAGATTCAGTAGGCATGGCAGTTCACGCCCTGTCTTAATCATGTACACCGTAGCCGAAGGCACGGTGGACGAGCATGTTGCCGACATGCTTTTAGAGAAGTTGGAGGGAGTAGAAACCACACTGGACGATGATGAAGCTGGTGGTGTCGCTCGGACACTATCCGGCATGGATGATGAAGACGCGATCGTTAACTCGATCTTGGAGATGTTCAATGGATAACGACAACACCGGGCCAAAGACCCGACTACATTTAAGAGATAGGCTGGCTACTCTATTTACTGTAGAGTACTCACACTTACCGGCTCCGGAAGTACTATCCGAATGTGCCGCCGCCTATACTATCTGCGCTATTTTCTGTGACCTCGATAAAGAGGATACGTTAGCTGCTGTTGGTACGGCTTACGACAAGCTAGACGAACACCGAGACCAGATACTAAGTATGCGTCTTCCGGCTCAAGAGGTCGCCGAAGCGTAATGGATAAGAAGCATCTCATCGATCCAGGTCCATCCCGAAAGGGATGGCATCGTCTACAAAAAGTCCTGCGGTGTCCTCGGTTGTATGCACTAGCGTACAACAAAGAGAAGGTCATCTCAGCAACTGCCCCGGCAGAGCCTCTTGTGATGGGGTCGGCCCTTCACATCGCTTTAGCTCATCATTATGCCCTCACCCAAGACGAATGGAAAGGCAGGGAGGATGAGCTATACAGCCCCGAGGACGCTGTTGACGAGCTTGCTAGTCGTCAACACAAGCAACACCGTAAGACTTGGCGAGAGTACTCTGATAAAATCAAGGAAGTTTACTTCCAGTACAAGACTCACTGGGCGATGGAGAGATGGGAGACTAAGGCTATCGAACACGAACTGTGTGTGAATATCTTCGACGACGAGCGTAACGAAACGTATCTGTACACACAACGAGTCGATGCCATCTGGATTCATCCTGCTACTCAGAAGGTCTGGTTCATTGACCACAAGACAACCAAGCGATTTACTTCAAGAACTGTCAGTGGTTATTCAATGTCCGGACAATTTCTGGGCTATCAGATGATAGGACAAGAAATGTTCGGTGATGATTGGGGAGGAGTTCTACTCAACATCATCGAGTGGCCCAAGGAGGAGGGAGGTTCGGCTTCCTTCGACCGGGTCAACCTAGAACCCGCTCCTTATTCAGTGGAGCATTTCAAGAAAACAATCATACACGGGGAGAGAATCATTCGCGATAACGCAAACATCGAGCCAGCACTATGGCCCGGAGCACACCACGAATCAGCGTGTTGGCATTTTAGGAGATGCCCTCACTACGAAACTTGTCAATGGGGAGATTACACATGAAGCTATACACGATCACATACGGAGACTCCAAGGCAGGTAAGACCTTGGCAGCACTCAGGGCTCATCCTGATGCCCTGTTCATAGCCCTGAGAGGCGCTCTGACCTGCGCTAACTACATCGGGGTAGAACCAACCGTCGCTGAGTACGGGACGGCTGTAAAGGGCGTTAAGGACATTGTTAAGCTGGTCAAAGAAGTATCACATAAGTACCCGGCTATTGTGATCGATGACTTCAGCATCATCGCAGACAAAGAACTGGCTGCTTGTAAGCAGCAGACTCAAGGCTGGGCAGCGTTCGACGTGTTCATGAAACGTATCTACGAACTGCAAGATGTCTGCCGTAACGCTGACTGTCACATCCTCAAGACCATGCACCAGCAAGCACCTAAGGAAGTTGGACAGTCAGGCCAGAAGCGTTGGATCAAGGGTGGTCCGATGATTGGTGGGTGGCAACTTGTTGAGAAGCTACCTGCTATGTGTGACGTAGTGGCCCGAGTGGTCTACGATAAGTCCAACCCAGGATGGCCCTACGTCTATCAGACCGGACCAGACCCGGACTACACCACGGGAGATAGGTTGGCCATCTCCCCCGAAAAGTTCCCTTTGAACCTACGGGAAATGATGCTGGCTGCTGACATCGACGTCCCTCGTCCCAAAGAGTACGAGCACTTGGACGCTTACGTGGATGCCCTAAGTAAAGAATTGTTGCAGGAGTTTGCCGAGAAGCGGCCCGATGTTAAGCGGGTCCTCCGGGAAGCCCTACCCTCCCTTTCGTCAGTCATTGACGATCCCCGGCATATCCGCTGGGTTTTTGCCGACGCGCTCGATAGAGCGAGTCTTTGTGATCACAATAATAATTTGCTGGATGGATATATCCAGTCTTTGTAGGAGAAGAGAGAAGATGGCTATTGAATTTGATTTTAGCAACGACGGTTTTGACATGCCTCCAGCGGACGCAGGTCAGTACAGAGTCAAGATTTCGGAACTGTCTGGGTACGAAACCTCTAACGGTAACCCTCGGATGAGTATCCAGGCTACTGTCATGGATGGTCCTTTCGAAGGGTACACCATCAAGGACGGCCTGAACTTTCCGGCTGGTCCTAAGGCTCGTGCTATCCGTAGGTTCTGGGATGCGTTCTTCGTGTCGTGTGGCCTGACTCCTCAGGAGGTTCGCACTGTGTTCACCCAGAACTTCGACAAGATCGATGATGCGGTGAGTATGGTTCGTGAGGCTATCCTGGGTAGTGAGGCGCATGTGTTCTTCACTCCTCGTCCACCTGACGGTGGCTACTCTAACTGTGACTGGCAGACGCCGGTTGTGGCTAAGGGTGTGGCTAAGGCTGCGAAGAGTCGCAAGAGTGCAGACGATGAGAACGAGGCGCTGAACAAGATCCTCAGCATGTAAGCTACATTGTCATCTGGGAGGTGTCTCACTTATGTGGGGCACCTCCCTTTCTATTTGGAGGGAGTATGGGATTTGAGAAGGCCCGGTGTGATGAGTGTCCCCTCAAGAAACACTGGGAAGATGAGGGCTGTTGGAAGCCCGTCGACTTTGAGATTAACACCGAGGGAGAGAGCGTCGTCATTGTAGGTGAGGCCCCCTCGAAGTCAGACATGAGCTTGGGACGCCCGTTCTGTGATGCTAACGGGGCACTGGTTCTAGCTGAAGTACAGAAGCTACAAGGAAAGGGAGCTAGAAAGAGGGTCAGTTGGGGCAATCTTATAGGGTGTCGTTGGCCCTTCGATGACCCAAAGACATACCTTGCTAAGCTTAGGGGTATCAACCGGAAGCGAGTAGCAAAGGGGAAGGAGCCCTTGCTCTCCCCCATCGAAGCTTGCTCTGGGCACCGTGAGGATAGACTCAAACTGTTTGATACTATCATTACAATGGGGAGTTACGCAGCTAAAGCTGTCACTGGAGGCAACCCCGCTCTCGAAGATATCCGTGGCGGTCCTTCGATTAGAGGGGAGCAGAAGTTGCTGGCGACTTACTCCGCCGAGGCTGTAGCTAAACAACCCAAACTTCGTCCGGTTCTCGCTAACGACTTGGCTAAGGCGTTTCGGCACCATAACGATACGCTTGAGTGGGTCGACCCAGAAGTCCACTACAACCCGAGTGTTGAGTTTACCCGAGAGTTCTTTGCTAAGATCAAAGAGACCGAGGGCCTCGTGACATACGACGTCGAGACGGACGGCGTGGACTGCCTTAACGCTGACCTTAGGTGCATCGGTATCGGTACGGCTGACGTCGTACTCAACATCGCCTTCGTTAGCATCGACGGGCTGACTAGGTTCTACTCCCCGGAGGACGAGTACGACATCAAAAATGTTCTCCGGGATGTATTTGAAGACGAGAGCATTGTCATAGCGGGACATAACTCCGGCTACTTTGACCGCATGGTTATCGAACAGCACCTTGGCGTCACACCAACCCCATCGTTGGATACCCTTCTTCTTCACAAGCTTGGAGCCTCCGAGTACAGACACAGTCTCGGATTCGTAGGGTCGGTGCTTACGGATGTTCCATCGTGGAAGGCTGACCATACGGGAGTCCAAGCTAGGACGGACGAAGAGCTTCACGCCTACTGTGCGACAGACGTGGCTGTAACTGCCAGAGTCATCTCCCCACTCAAGGACCTTGCACGGAGACGTAATCAACTTGGGCTGTATAACTTTGACCGTCGAGTCCAGAGTCTCTGTGCCGGTATGCGTCGGCTGGGCATTCGTGTTGACGAGGGTCGTCGTTACGAACATGAGCGTCAGCAGACAAACCTGGCGGCGAAATGGTTGAGAGTACTTCATGAGTATAAATCTGACTTGAATCCTAACTCGAATACACAAGTGAGGGACATACTATTTGGTCGATGGAACTTACCTGTCTACGACTACACCGCCACTGGAGACATAAGTGTCAGCGCAACCGCGCTGCGTGCTCTAGTTGTAAACCCGCTGGTTGATGACAATCAGCGTCGGTTCATTAACGCCCTTAGATTCTATCGACGGGCACAGAAACTACTGTCTACCTATCTACTCAAGTTAGCCCCGGACGCTGGTCTGGTAAAGGATGGCTATGTCTACCCCGACTACAACTCACATGGAACAGTTACCGGACGGCTCAGTTCAAGTAACCCTAACTTCCAAAACATCCCATTCAACCTACGTAATATCTTCATCCCTCCTAAAGGCTGTGTCTTTGTGGGTGCAGACTACGATCAGTTGGAACTCCGTTTTGCGTCCGCCTTGGCTGGGGCAGACCACTACCTCGACGCGTTCGAACTCAAGGAGATCGATCCCCATAATCTTACCGGAGAGCTTATGTTCGGAGCTTCCTTCTGGGAAGCAGAGGGCGGTCCCCCTACAAAGATGGGGAAGGGTAAGGGGCAGTTCAAGCAATTAAGGAATCTAGCGAAGACCATATGCTTTGCTAGTCTCTACGGAGCGTCCCCACCTAAGGTTCACGAGATCATCTCAAGGGCTGAAGACGGGGACGGGAAGCTTCTATACGCTGATATGAACCTGCGACAGATTAGAGCCCTCCATACTCGGTGGTTGAAAGCGGCTCCCGAGTTCAGGAAGTGGTGGGGCAAAACACTAGAGACCTGCCGACGTCAGGGCTACATCGAGGAAGTAGTCTTGGGTCGACGCAGATACTTTGCTAAGGAGGATTACAACGCGATTCTAAACTTCGGTGTTCAAGCCGGAGGGTTTGCTGTCGTAGCTCAAGCCATGCTGGACTTGGTGGATAACCATCTCCCGTTTGACTTCGGCCAGAAGACAGGACTTGTCAACCAACTACACGATGCCGTCGTGTTCGCTGTGCCAGAGAGCAAGGCCGACGACGTGAAGGACATCGTGACTGAAGTGCTAACAACGAAGGTAGATGGTCTACCTGTGTCGTTCACTGCGGAAGCGGAGATCGGCACGAACTGGAGGAAAGTATGATTGAAGCTATCGAATCAAACGTGAAGGGAGCTATCCGGCAGACGTTCTACTCTAAGTACGTAGCGTTCATTGGACGCAACGGGTCGGGCAAAAGTTCGTATGTCCATAGCCTAGAGTTGGCGCTGTTTGGTGCGGCGTTCGATGCCAGCAATAAAGACGTGAAGCAGAAGAAGCGTCTGAACATGATGGCGACAGAAGGTCCGGTGTTCGCTAGTGCTAGGGACTCGAAGACGACACACCACATGGGTGCAGGTACCGAGTATCTAAACGCTGTGAAGCTGGCCGAAGAAGCTATGGTCGGGGGCACGTTAGCTTTGGCCCGGTTCATCTGTAAGAACATGAAGTACCGAGAGCTTCCTCCCCTGGACATCGTAGTTGACCACCCTAATTGGGAGGAGATCGTAGGCCGGGTTGGGGTTATTGATGCCTTGCTTAAACTTGAGCCTGCTGTGAACAAGAGCTTGCGACACTATCGAGATAAGCTCAAGGAAGTGAAGGTTGCGACTAAGTACATCACACACGAGCCAGACAAGTTGGCCCTCGGTGTGATTATGCTTGAAGCCGAGGAGTGCATCGAAGCGTGTAAACTTGCCGCTAGTGACATCAAGAAAGGGCTTATTAGTACTGCCCTCCACGCTGTAGCTGAGTGGTTACCTCAATCGATAGGTCGTTGGATCCCAGAAGGGATGGGTGTCCCAGAGTTCCACTGGGACGGGACGAACCTAGTTCTAGGCTTTAAGGACCGCCCGGTGCCTTCTGGAGCCGAGACTGTGTGTCTTGCTGTGGGTCTTGCTGCGGCACTGCTGCCTTGGGAGAAGAGTATTTTCATCTATCCAGATCGCGCATACGACTCGGTGACGTTAGGTAAGATCATGCGCGTAGCACGAACGCTTCCTGTTGCGGGTGTATTTATCCAATGTATTTCAGAGCCTGTAAACTACGACGCGGAGAGCCTCGGATGGCAAGTGATTCAGACCGATTAACAGAGAAGCTTTGCTCCAACCTGGAAGGCTGGATGAACTATACCTATGGGCATCAGGTGGATTTTCCGCCTGATGTCCCAGGTGTACCGGGCTCCCTGATTAGGTCAGGGACTAAGGAGATAGACTGCTCGACCTTCACATGGTCTATCCTAGCTCAGGTATTTCCTGACGCACCGTGGTCCCTGGATTACTATAAGAAGTGGCAGATGTGGGAACGCAACGACATGTGGGGCCCGCTTAGGGCGGCTGAAGAACTAGGGATTACGAATGAAAAACACGGTGATGGGTGGTATCTGTATCAAGTGTGGAAGGGCGAGTGGGAAGGAGGACACTCCTTCCTTGGTTTCTCCCATAAAGGTCGACTGCTTGTGTTGGAAGCGACGAGAAGCCGTCGAAACGGAATCGACCACGATGGAGTTGTGTGGCGAGGCATCGGATACGCCTCACCAAGACTGCCCGAAATGCCCGAGTACTGTGAGCACGAAGCCACTAGAGGGCTGACCTTCGGTAAGGTCAAGCTCTCTTAGTTGTAGACGAACGTAAGACCGCAGGCGGTACTTGGTGCGGCAGGACTACCCGCAGAGTTGCTGGCGGTAGTCGTGGCGACGTATGAAACACCTGTCCCCAGCGCGAGGCCCATAGGGATAGAGACGTACTCTTTCGTAGAAGCCGCAGCCTTAACGATAATCGAGGGCTCTGTCGTCCCCAGGGTCACAGAGGTGGCCTCGTAAATCTTGAGGTAGGTGACCGCTGAGTTAGCCGTGTTGTCGAACTCAATGTGAAAGATTGTACTTGGGCTAGCCACCGCAGTGACGGCGCTGTTACTAACCGCTGTGTCCGTGTACCGGTTCCCGCCAATCGGGTTTGAAATAATAACCGTTGTCGTAGCCATCTAGTCCCTCACTTAAACACAAAGAGTAGGTCCGCGTAAGCGGCACCGAGGTTGCTTCCCTTGGTTGTACCTGCACCTTGGCTGGCGCTGTAGCCTAGCCCGTTAGCAAACGTGAGCCCTTCGGGGAACGTAAACACTTGGCGTGTATTGGTAACGACGCGGAACTCAAAGTCCGGGACAGTGGTTCCGTTGGTTACCGCCGCCACAGTATCGTACAGCTTGAGGTACCCGCTGGATGAACTCCCTGCGGTGTTGTCCACGTAGATAGCGTACAGCTTACCAGAGGTACCCGCAGCGTTGTTCCGAGCGGTAGAACCGTTGAGCCCGGTGTCTTTGATATACCGGAAGTCAATCCCGGTAAACTGATTGTTGACTGTGATTGCCATTTATCAGCCCATGATCTCGTCGAGGTATCCGCTGATCTCCTCAAGAAGAACTGCGATAATCAAGTCCCGCTCACGATCGCTGATCTTACCGTCGTCAGACAGCGCACCAGTGATCTCCCGGCCAACCCGAAGGATGCGAGAAGCGAGTGCGAAGATGTTGAACTTACCTTTCTTAGCCATGTTAGTCTCCAATAAACTGTTTCCAGCCTGTCTCGAAAGCGATTTGTTCGGCGGGATCTTGACCTTCAATAACCCGTCCGTCATAAACAAGCGAGCCATCGTATATAGGTAGTACCTGCATATGGACTTGCTCGGTCTTCTCATCCAGTGTAGCCACTCCACAACCTTGTTGCCAGTCCGGAGATAAACTAACTCCAGGAACAGTCCCGTCAACACGACATAAACAACCTGGGCTCATAGCTGTAATCACGTTTCTTCCGAAGGGCCCGTGGAAGGTTTTCTGCATCATCTCTACTTTATGGATGTGTCCGTAAACCTCTGACCAGCGAGCAGTCTTGGCGATAGCCATCGCTGTGGCCCCGCCGCCTGACCTGACCTTAGTCCCGTGGTTGATGCGGACGCGATCCCAGAGCCACCAGTCGGCCCCGTAAGGGCCGACGTACTCGATGTCTAGGTCGTCCAGCCTGAGGAGGTTCCGGATACTTAGTGCCGGGGACTCCTCATAAGCTTTAGTTAAGTACGTAGCTTCCGAAAGCTTCTCGACCATAGCTTTCTGCATACGCTCTTCATGATTACCTGCCATATAAACTACCTTAGCTCCAGGAGCCGACGATCTAATCTCGGCTAGCCACCAGTGAAGCTCGTCAATCGTAGGCTGTGTGGTCTGCTTATACTCTGGCTTACGAGGAAAGCGTGTACTCCAGGGGGCGAAGTCAACCATATCCCCCAGCAAAACTACATAATGGGGATTCACCTCACGGATAAACCGGAGCACAGCATCCATAGCTTTCCGGTCGTGCATGGGCTCAAGGTACGTATACCTGTTCCGCCACGCAAACCCGGCCTGCAAATCAGGGACGATAACTGCCTGCTTTAAGTTAGACTTGCGAGCGGGGTGATCGATCTTAGGTATCACCCGAGCAGGTTCAGCCGGACGATAAGTAGCTTCGATACGTCGCTCTAGGTTGGCCTTGACCTGATGTAGGGTGACCTTCCGTATCGTGTCCTTGACTTTGTGGGCCGTCTCCCAAGCGTTCGCCTTCCAACTGGTGACGTGCCATTCTTTCTTATCTACGCAGGCCGCTTTAAGTAGGTCGTCTAGGGTCTTAATGGACAGGCCCTTGGTTGAGATTTGCCGCTCAAGGGGGTTAGGGCTGTGGTCCTCGATGCGAGTCGAAGGGTCAGACCTGCCCGTGTGCTGGCCCTTGGGGAGGTTAAGCTCCTTGATGACCGACCGAGCCTTGTGCTCCGTGACGTACTCACCGGTCCACTCGGTGAGCAGGGCGGCAATAGCACGTCGGCCCGGAGTGTACTCGGCAAGTTCACACTCCTCCCTCAACTTAGACCCGTACTTCTCAGCTAACTCTTTATAGCTGGCCATTCAGATCCCAAGTGAGGGTTTAGGCTACAGGCTCAATCTCGAAACGAACCTGGCAGAAGAGTGCCGCAGCGGACATGTTACCGGCTCCAATCCAAGTAAAGAAGATAGTTCCGGTCCCTTGCGCGGGTCCGAGTGTCGTCCCACTAACATCGTAGAAGACACCCGTAGGCCCGCCGCCCGATGCGCCCGTTGTGACCGAGCCAGTTCGATGACCGGGGTTAAAATCTAAGGCGGGAGTCCAAACGTAGATGCCGCTACCAATCTCTAAGTTACCGCCGTACTGATCAGCCTCGCTCGGATTCATCGGGGATTGGGCAAAGATAGTTTGCGCGTCAGCAGAAGTAAGGCGCGTGGCCCCCGCTCCCGCTCCCGCCGCGCACGCGCTGTGGAGGTAAACGCCGCCAGCATTTGAGGAGAGTCCGAAGGCGCTCGACCGCCCCCAGTTCAGCGTAACCCTATGGATGTAGCCGCGAGTCGGCACCGTGACCGCGACCGTAACCATATCCCCAGACGATGCGGGGATGTCTCCGGTTGCGATTGTGGCCTCGGCAATAACCCGAGAGGTCTGTGTTGAGCGTGGCATTCAGGCCCCCTTAGTTAGGCTCGCCAGGACCTTCCCCGGTGAACAACCAAGCACCCGTAGCGGAGGAGGTAATGATGGTACCGACCTTACGGTCTGCCGAGCTTCCGGGAGCGGAGCCAAACGTATGGGGAGCGCCTGCATCGCCGAGGTAAACCCAGTCACCAACAGCACCGGCAGATGTGTCCACGCCCGTAACAAGTCTCCACGGGAGAACGACACCAAAGGAACCAGAGGCAATAGCGTGCTTGGCAATAAACAGTCGGCCCCGACGAGTTGCCGCTGCGTCCTTGTCCGCCTTGGACACAGTCATAAAGGGTCCGTCGTAACTCGTTGCCGCAACCATATCTCCGGAAGCGATAGCTTCCCCGGCCTTGACCTTAACGCCTTCACTGTAGTTATAGTCCCTACCGGGCTTGATATACTTCTGCTTGATGTTCGCCATCTGTGTCTCCTAAGACTTACTGCGGCCCTCGGCCTGCTTGATTGTTATTCTTATTGGCCCACTATGTCAACTGTTTCAGTGGCATTTGCGTCGGCTATACTATCAGCCATAGCAAGCAAAGCGTTGTTGCCTAGTAGCCCGCCGAGTACAGTGAGAATCATAATCAAGGTCTGGGGGTGCCGGATAGCAGAGGTAAGACTCCACAAAGATCGCTCGCCCATTTCGTTTAAACGGGCCTCGATCCTGTCTAATGAGCTAACCGTATACTTCTGTTCCGTCTGAATGACAGCCACCGTTTCTCGGATACCACCGACCTGTTCTTCTAGGTTTGTAACTCGTTGTTCCAATCCGCTCATGGTTAGTCCTCACTTGGCACCTTAACACTTTCTAAATAACGCTCTTGTTCTTGTTCGGCTCTTTCAATAATAAGTCGTCGTTGCCTATCGGATTCACGGCTCTGACTCTTAATGCGCCATTCTTTTTCTAGGGCGGCATTGATAAGCATGGTTCGATGGAGGCTCCACGAAAACCTGAACGCTTCACGTCTAGCCGCCATGTCACCCTCACCCTCGGTAAGAGCCTTAACTTTACCGGAGACGCCAACGGGCCCAAGTGGAGCACCAATGATGGGGTGTTCCTTCTGAAATTCTGCAATCTCATCGAGTTCATTCCCAAACACTACGGTCAAGTAGTTATCTAGTCGGGTTAACTCGACGCCCGAAGGGTCCATCATATACTCTTTTGCCCACCAGTTAGCAGGACCCATGTGGTACTTGAACCTCATCTCCCCGCGATGCTCGGACTTCGAGACGAGGAAGGTCGGCCACATACCCATACGCATAAAGTACTCGTACATGTCCTTGTTACCCTCGGTGACACGTTTTCCGTGCAGCGAAGTGCCTCGACTTGTGAGCGACATGGCCTCGGTCAATGCACTCAAGCCGAGGGCCCAGCTAGGTTTGAGGTAATCCATGAGGAACTCAACGCCCTCTTCGGCCCAGTACTTCCCATTGACAGAGTAAGGGATAACCTCACCCTCCGGGCCCGTTATGTTCGCGTTTATCGCAACGGGAAGCGCCAGCATCAACTCGGCCAGATCGACGCCGCTCGCCGTGTACTCTAGCTGAGATACCATCGGAAGCGTTGGGACCATAAAGTCGACTTTACGGCCTGTCGTTTCAGTGTATGCTTCCTGTGCCTCAATCGGCAGCATCTTTGGCATACCGATAATAGGGTACTGCGTGATAAACGAGCTAAGCTCAACCCTTAGTGCCGATTCTCTAAGCTCCTCTGGGGTTAAAATCTCCGAGGAGCTAGGGGCCCAGTCGACAGGAAGCGCCATAAACCGAGACATGAACCGGATTCGCTGCGCTCGTGTCTTACCCCTAAGATACTGTGTCCCATAGTTGGTAAGTTGATCGACCATTGTCTCCCCCGAGTGTGCCATCTCGGTAAACGCGTCAAGCGCCTGGAGAAATCCGTTCTTGTGCAGTGTGTAGAAGAGGAATGGCCGCGCCCAAAGCTTCTTTTCAATCGGAGAGACTGAGTTGTTCCAGTTAATTAGCGTTCTGTCGAGCATACGCTCCGCTTCAGTCTTCGTCATGTTCTTTTGGACGCGGTAATACCAGTAGGTGATCGCCCGCATCCGACCTACGGCGTCCTGAATACCAAGCAAGAACTGCTCACGAATTGCTTTCTGGGCGTCGATACCCCATTCCTCTTTAGCCGCAATATAGAAGTCCCACCAAGCAGAATCCTCCTTGTACACGCTTCGGAAAGCATTTCGAGACATCTGCGTTAGGTCATCAGACCCGATAAAGTCCCACGCGCTAACTTGCCAAGCCTCCGCGTGTAAATCTGCATACGTAACCGGGGTTCCGTCCGCTTCATACTTCGCGATACCGCGTGTACCCTCGAAAAACTCATCATAAGACCGGTTAAACAGCAGGTTTGTCATCGTCGAACCCGGCAGCATACCCTCAGGTAGGTCCAAAGCACGCATAATGAAGTCTTTCTGGATCGCAGGTCCAATATAGGGGATGTACCCCAGACCTCCGATAAGTGCGAGTCCCGCCCCCTCTAGCCCGTGGTAGTACGTAAGGCTGACTGCGTCCTGAAACCACTGAATCGGCTGGTACGCAAGCCGTGGTGTTAGCACACCAAACAGAATGTGCTGACGCCACAAGGAATGCAGCACCAAACCGGGCTTATAGAAGCTCCACGCCCGAGCGAGGCCGAAAGAGTTGGTCCTAGCCTCACTATAATACTCACTCAAGTCCTTGGTGAACCTATCGTGCATCTGTTCCCACGCGAGGCGGTAGGCCCGAGGGATGGCGCGGGTTCCTCCGTCAATCGTGGAGTGCATCACCATCGCCGTGTAAGTATCGCGGAGAAGACCGTACCGGTCTTGCGCGACTTTCTTCCTACCGGGAGAGCCAAACGCCTCAAAACCCCACTTTGCCATTCCGTCTAGGGCGTCAAGGAACGCCAGAGATATATCTCGGCGGACAACCGAGCCCGGTTGTACCACGCGCCCGTCATCAAGGGTCAGCGTACCAGTACTCTCGTCGATCTTGACAATCGTACGGGACTCTTTCCCCAGCCCGCGCATGACGACTTCTTCAAAAATAGGTATGCGGTTAAAAACATCGAACGCGGCCTGGTCTTCTGCGTCCAGTGTTTTAAACATGTCGAGTTCTTGGTACCACGGGCGCTTATCTGCCTGTCGATCTGTCTTGATCCGCTCCCCTATAGGCTTCTCTGGGTCAAACCGGAACTTATCCCCCTTCGTATAGACGGATGACATAAGCTCTGCGAACTCTCGGTCGATGACTTCTTCGCCTACCTGCCACGGACGCGCCATTCGGGTCGCGTTCATCTCCTCCAACCCGGCACTATCAAAGCCTCGGTTGATGTAGTTCATCGCTTCGACCTGCGACGGCGTGTGCCTCATCCCTACGACGTGAAAAATCTCTCGGTCTAGTAGGCCCTGTGCCGCAGCCGCCACAAGGCTCTGAACGTACTTCGTCCGAGACGCGTTAAACCTTGCGGTTCCTTCCTTAACTACATCCACGCCGTTTACGCGCAGTGTCCGTAGGACGATCTCCAGAAACTCTCCCATGAGTTCCGAGTCTGTCTTCAACAGCTTGTTGGTTTCGTACTGAAACTCAGAGAATATCTCCGACCGGATTTTTCTCATCGTTTTTCGCATCGACTTGTCATTAAGCAGTCGGCCAGTTTGCTCGTCCACAAACGATTTAATGATCGCATCGATCATCAATGTGTCTTCTGCCAAGTCTGGAGTGAGTCCCCTCTGTCGCAGTGGAGCCTGTGCCTCTCTGGTAGCACGAGTAGCCTCCAGGTTGTCGAAAGCGTACCGCAGAAGAGACTGCGACAGGTCCGAGACGGCTCCGATGTTAAGGTCTTTGACTCCCATCCAAGGGAACGCCGCTGCCGGGACCTCCATACCAAGGAATTTAATCTTCCCAAAGACCGATTCGATCTTAATCGGCTCACCATTATTGACTAAGAACTTTTCGATTCGCGGCCAGATTTCTTCAGGTTCCGAATGCTTGACTACCATCTCGATTGCGGTGTAGATGGACGCGATCCGACGAGAGGTACGCCTCGCAGCAAAATCTAGCTCATCATGAACCATGATCTGCTGAAATCTGGGCCACCGCGTCCAGAAAGGATGCTTCCGCGCCAGCCTTTTTAGTTCCACACCGATGTACGCGGTCCACGCAACAGGTTTTCGGAACGTCTGAAACAGTTCTTTATGGATATTTTGTTTGCGGAACTGGTGAAAGAACTGCTCCGGGTGCTCCCATAGCGCGACGAGTCG